TTCTCGAAATGAGGACCCATATACTTCTGAAGATTGAAGTAAGTTAGAGCATCAGTGTCAGCAAGTTTAAGGAGTTTCTTAAGCTTAGGATCAGGAAGGATAATACGACCATTATCCTTATCTTGAAGACTATTCTTACGAATGTAAGCAGTCATTTGCTTGGTGACATCGGTTCGCGCCATAAGACTTCCTCGATCACGACCAAGGAAATCAGCAAGTTCATTACTAATCTTGGTAGGTTTTACGAAACCGCTAGGAGCACGATTTCCCTTGTTCTTGTTCTTTTTAGCATTAATCTTGTCAAGCACTCGAAGTTCTTTAGAAACATTCTTCTCAAGAGACTTGACCTCTGAGCGAAGAGTTGCTAGATGAGCGCTGAGTTCGTGAAGAGACTTGTTTAGGTGGGCAAACATATCAGTGCAGGAAGACTCAGCACTAAGAGGAACAACATCATTCGAGTCGACAGGAACAGTTGTCGAAGTTGTAGTAGTAACTTCTACAACAACTGGCGCATCAACTACGGGTTCAACCTTTACCTTCTCTGCCTTAACTTTCTTTTGTGCCTTTGTGGGTGCCATTTATACATATATGTAAGACATCTTTTTATATTCATTTTACCCCTAATTAAATTACAGATTGAAATAACCAAGGCAATGCGTTTGCGGCGTCACTATTGACGAGTGTTAAGGAAGTTAAAACATAAATACTGCCTAAATTTTGATTTAATTGTAATTCTGCGCTATTAATTAGGTTATTAATAATAATAAAACAATAATTTTTAACAATATTAATATCGATATACATATTTGACATAATGATGTGTATAGGAATATTTTGAAAAGGTTGACCAAGAGGAGGACAAATTAATATTTTAGTTTCATTTAGTATTTGTGCTCTATAATTCCAAATATCGTGTAATTCGATAATAAATCGACGTAAATGATAAACATTTAGGGAAGTTAACCATTCGGGTTGTGAGTAATTACCTAACAAATCTATTTTTTGAAATAAATCAATTAACTTATCATCGATTGTCATTTTTCTAGGGCAATAATCATTTATTTCGTGATATGTTTTTTTTATTATTTTATTATAAGAAATTCGCTTTTCTACCGTGAGGATTAAATGTTCAGAGAAAATGTTACGAGTATAAGGATTTTTAAGGTCTTGTTTTTTTATAAGATTAAAAAGAGAAATAATATTGAAACCATAAATGAATCCATCAGTATCTTTGTAACTTATAAAAAAATAATAATCAATTTCTTTCATTGTCTCTGTAGTTAAAAAATCTTCAACATTATTACAAAGTGACCTAATAAAAATTGCTGGTCCTTGAGTTTTATTAAAAATACGAATCAAATATTTTTTCCATACGCGTTGTATTTTATGAATATAATAACTTTTTTTAAGAAATAAATAACATTCATTTTTGATATCTTGTTTTTTTTTATGATTCCATTTCATATTAAAATGTTCACCTATTATTTTTAATTGATGAATAGTATATTTATTTGTTATTATTTTATTAAAATCACCAAATGAAGTAATCTCAATTATTTCATTTTTATTATTGTTTTTGGGGTTCATTGAATATATAATAGGTATATATTTAATAAGTTTCAAACAATTATAAATATTTATAAATTGTAAATTGTAAAGTTATAAATTGTAAAGTTATAAATTGTAAAGTTATAAATTGTAAAGTTATTGTAATAATTACATTATTTATGTTATGAATAAAACGTGTCCAACATTAAGTTTTCGCACCATAAATGCTTTATTATAAAATTGATTTAAAGATAATCCCTTACATTATAGTAACAATGTCGTCTATCGTATCATCATCCGAGTTCATCCCTGCTCAGCACATGCTTTACACTAAACCAAAGGCAAATACTGTCGGCGGTAAGAGTGTGGGCATCCTGAATACTGCTAGTAAAAAGTCTATTCATATCCAAACGCCTCTTATGATGACGTGGGGAGCAAATGTTTATGAAAATCCAAATGGTAAAAGTTATGATATTTGTCTTCAATTTCCTCGTGATGAGTTTGGTAATAAAGGTACACAGGATTTCCTTCAAATGTTAAGGCAGTTTGAAGAAAAAGTTAAAACTGACGCACAAACATATGCCCGAGATTGGTTTGGAAAACCATCAATGTCTAGGGAAGTGATTGATGCTCTATGGAGTCCAATGCTAAAGTATCCTAAGAATCAAACAACAATGGAACCCGATACAACTCGTTCTCCTACGCTAAAACTCAAACTGCCAGCGTGGCAAGGAGAATTTAAGTTTGAATTGTTTGATACACAAAATAATACTCTAATTCCTAATGAAGATGGTCGAACACCTGACCAACTTATTCCAAAAGGATGTGAAATTGCTTGTATTATTCAATGCGGAGGTATTTGGTTCGCAAATGGTAAATTTGGTGTTACTTGGAAGTTGTTTCAAGGTGTAGTAAAACCAGTTCAAACTCTTGCTAAAGGGATGTGTCATATTAAAATGGATAATTTTGCTACAGAAACAGTAAAGGTTGATGAAACTCATACCGACCCAAACTATGACAGTGATGGAGAATCAAATGTAGTTGTTTCTCAAAGTCCAAGTCTTAATATGAGTCAACCTGAACAAAGTGACCCAGACCTAAGTGTAAGTCAAAGTGCGGCAGAACCAGAGAAGGTTGCTACAGTAAAAAAGACAATTAAATCAAAGACTGGTAAATCATAAAATATAAATATAAATGTTATAAAATCATAATTGTTTTATATGAAATATAATATTTGCTAATATAGATACATCAAAAATATTTTTTTCATTAATAATAGGTATACCTTTAAAATACTTGTCTTCATAATTATCTATTAAAAAACTTGTTCCTCCAACAATAACTGTTTTGGGTATTTCCGTTAATGAAATATAAACGTGTATATTATTATTATTATCAATATTCATATAATCAGGTATATCAGGTATAATTTTTATTATATTATTATCAATAATAATCTCATTATGCCATAAAGGTATATAACTTTCTTCAAAAAGATAAACACATTTATTTAATAATTGTTCTATAGTAGGGTTAATTTCATAATAATTATATTTTTGTATATGATTAATGATTGGTTTAATAATAGAATCTTCTAAAATATTTTCTTTAAATAGTTGAAGTAAGGAGACATAATATTGTAATTTATCATTATCTATATCATTAAAGATTGAAGTTTCTTTTAAATAATCAAACAAAAAATCATAAGCATCTTTAATGTCAATAAATGAAATATTAATATTTGAATTATTTAAATTATTTTTATCAGGATGTGTTTTTAAACAAGCCAATTTATATTTTTTACGTAAAATGGATTCATTTAATAAATGGGGTTTAATATCCAGCAATATACACGCTTTTTCTTTATTCATTCGATTAATAATGAATAAAGAAAATGTTTATTAATTAATTATAAGTATGTAAATAAAGTATAAATGATTCTAGATGATAAATAGGTCTATAATTTGTATTATATTTTTTAATAATATCTATAATTTCTTTACTTGTTTTATCAATATCTTTTTCTTGAATATATTTACATTTTAAAAGAGCATCATAAATATAATGTAAACATACGTGAATGTCACAATTGTAAGTAAGTAAACTATATAACAGTTCTCTCAATAAAAATAAATCACTATTTTTTTCTTTAATAAAATCAATTAATTGGTCACAATATATAATGTGTTGCTTAGAATAATCTGGTTGTGTTTGTTTTAAATTAATAATTTTACATTTACTTTTCAAAGTATTAGGTAAATAAGATACGTGTTTAGTAGTAAAAACAAATGTTATGTTTTTATTACGTATAAAAGTATAAAAAATATTTAATAATTCATCTTTCATTGTATGAATATTTTTACAAAAAATAATACCTTTTATTTGTTTTGTCTCAATAATAGAAGATACGTGATTAATAAATTCAATCCATATAGCATTTTCATTTGTTCCTAACAATTCAAAATCAATTTCAAAATGAATATCACTAATATTAAAATAATAATTTTCTCCATTTATTTCTAATTCTATCTTACGTTTATACTTTAAATTGGACGGACTAAAAGGTTTAATTATATTTAATGCTACCACATTTTTGCCAGAATTTTCTCCACCAAAAATAATAATATTCTCCATTAAAACAATAATCAAATGATATTTAAATATTATTAATAAATATTAATAATTTATAATTATATAAATATATATGTATTAATTTATCAAATGAATATTTATCATAACATAGGAGACATAAATTATAAAAATATTATGTTTCACAAACCAGTAACAAACAAAATACCAAATTATAAATTTTTTTATAAGATTATGTATGATACACATATATTCACATTAAATTCTGTTATTATTAATGTAAATATAGATACGTATACTATAATAGAAGAGAATAAAAAGTTTAAGGCAATTGTTCAGATTAATAACAACTTTTTAGAATCAATAAAAGAATTAGAAAAAAACATTTTAAAAAATGTTAATAGTAATAAACAGATTATATATTCTTGTTATAAATATTTGTTATTTAATAAATCAACCTATATGTTTGATAAAATACCTGAAACCATTAATTTGTCTCTTAGACTTTCAGGACTATGGGAATCCGACACAACAATTGGTCTAACAACTAAAATATATGTAAATGATTATCCATCGACAGTAAAACTGTCTAATATTACTTGTTGAATACCAACTACAATTAAGTTAAATACCATTAATATATAATTATACAACGCAAACTGGTCTGTTTTAGCAATAAACCCAATAATAGACAATACACAAATACCACATATTAAAATCGTAGAAGAATGAGACCATAAAAAGTATTGTTTAGGAACTCTGTTTTTATTTATTTTTTTATAATATCTAAAATTTAAGGTAATGCTCCATATTAAAACAATTACTAATAATAATAATGGTTGAAAAAACCCTTTTAATGCTTCCATATCATTTTTAGTAGTATCCGTTGATAAAAATAATAAACCAATTATAGAAAAAGCAATAATGAAATATCCCCATATTGTTGCCGTGGCTGGTTGAGATATACCCAGAAATATTTTAACAATTATTCCAACAAATATAAATCCAATAAATACTTGTCCGCCTTTATTTGTATCACTTAATTTATTTACTAAATCTGCTAAATCTATCTTTTGTCCCAAACTCATTTAACATATGGATTTATATTTTTTTTGTATGTATTCTTTTATTTTATCAATATCATCAATAAGTTCATTAGGAAAACTATAAAATTTTGGTTTTTTCATCTTACTTGTTTTATAAAAAATATAATAACCATTTGAACTCTTACGAATGGTTGTATTATTATTTATTTGATGAACAATATTAACATTTTTATTTTCTATATAATTTATTAATAATTTTAATTCTTCTTCACTAATATCTTGATTTACTATCCAAGAATATATATCTTCATTTGATTGAGACAAGGATGACAAAGATATACATTCTTTTTTATATTCTATGTAAAACCCATGAGGACCATCCTTAATAATAATTGGGTTTTTTTTATATAATCCGCAATAAAGAGAATTATAGGATGGTTTAGGTTCATTTATAGTAATATTATTATAATCGGTTATATCTTTAATCGTTTTTTTTAACAATGTTAAAGATTCATTTATATTCTGTTCATTATGTTCAACCGAATCTAAAAATAATTCCATTTTTTTAGTATAATCATAATCAAAAATAGTAAAATATTTATAAGAAAATTCAATTACTTTACTTCCTAATTCTGTAATCATTAATTTATTTTTCTCTTCTATTATTTTATTTTCATTATTTATTATAATATTAGAATTATCTAACATATAATGTGTAAGTAATAATTCCTTGTTTTTAATAGTGCCTTTAACAACATATTTTTCTAATGATTCTAAAATAGATGTATAAGTAGAAGGTCTACCTATATTTTCTTTTTCTAATTTATTTATAAGTTGTGCTTCTGTATAATGAAGATGAATATTTGAACATTGTTCGAAAGCACTAATCTTAATACATTGAATTGAGGAGACAAAATTTAAATAATTAGACCAATTTACCAAATTATCACTTTTATTCATTTTTTTCCATCCATAAAATTTTGTCTGAGAAGAAACATATCTTAAAATAATATCCATAGGACAATTAATATCATAATTAGTTAAAACACTAGAAGAAGTAGACATACAAGACTGTAACGTATGTTTATAAATAAATTCGTATAATCTATTTACACCAGATTCAAATGAATCATTTAAACTAGTTATTATAAGATTTGTTACACGAATCCCTTCGTGAGTTTTTACATCTGTTGAAGGACAACCCACATATTCTTCTCCATAATTTTTAATTATATGTTTATTAATTTTGTCTATAAAAACATCACTATAACTAGGTGTGTCAGTTCTCATATAAGTAATAAAACCATTTTCATATAATGTTTGAGCATTTGACATTGTTTGTTTAGGACTCATTGATAAATATTGACTTGCTCTTTGTTGTAAAGTAGATGTTATTAAAATAGAAGGTGGTTCATATTCTACTATTTTACTATCTTTTTTTTCTACAATAAATTTGTAATTTTTACATAATTCTAAAAAAGGTAACACTAACTCTTTATCAATTGGACACGAATTGAATTCAATATTGTTTGTAAATGTTCCTATTATTTTATATTTTGTATTATAAGATTGAGACAAAATAGTTTGTTCTTGTGACCATAACATATGAAGAGCAGGTGTTTGACATCTTCCAGCACTTAATTTATGTTGTATATATTTCCATAAAATAGGAGAGATAGTATAACCAATATATAGATCTAATATTTGTCTATACTTTTGACTAGTCACTTTATTCATATTAATTGTTGTAGGAATGATTATAGCTCGCTGTAAGGCATCCCTTGTTATTTCGTGAAAAATAATACGTTTTGTATTTAAAGGAAGATTACAAGCATCACAAATATGCCAAGCAATTGCTTCGCCTTCTCTATCATTGTCAGTTGCTATAATGACATCATTAGTCATTTGAATTTCTTCCTTTAACATTTTAATTATTTTAGATTTTGTAATAGAATATTTTATATCCATTGTTAACAAATTAATTTGAGACAATTTAGTTAATGCTCTAAAATGTCCACAAGTGGCAACAACTCTATATTTGTCTCCTAAATAACCTTCAATTGTTTTACACTTTGAAGGTGATTCTACAATGACAAGAGTTCGCATAATTATATACATCTTAATTATATAAATATGTTTATATACAATTCATATTTTTATATTCATTCCAACTAACAGGTAATGCTTTTCTTTCATTAGGTGGTTTATCTTCAATAATAGGGTCAATATACATTTTTTTTAATAATGTTCCAATTTCAAAAGATGCTTCGTGTTGGTTTATTAAACCTTCTTCGATTTGTTTTAAATAATACAAAAATTTATATAATACCTTAATGTCAACCTGATCCTTGAGTAATTTATTATATATGTTTGTATAGTTATCAAATAAAAACCTACAATGTTTTAAACATTCTTTATCGATTGAAGCAAAATCATCAACATAATTATCATTTAATCTTTTTTTGATTTTTAATATTGTATTAATTTCTTTTGTAATAAGTGAACTATGTTTTAATTCTCTTATTAAGTCAGTATTATCAACAGAATCATTTTGTTTAATCATTTTGTCAAGTTGTATTCTTTGTTCTGAATTCATTTAAATAATTTAAATATTTTATAATTAAAAATTAAACCAATTATATACTTTCTACCTTTTACTTTTTCTAGATTTACCTTTAACAAAACCAAATTTACCTTTTTTGGTAAAAAACCCATATTTTTCTAAACGTTTCTCTTTTTTCGCAGTATTATGTTTTTTACGCGAAACAATTTCTCCGTGTTTATTTTTCATTAAATCTTTTTTTTCTAAACCTCCCGTTGTTTTTTTACAAGTTCCGTGAAATACTTCTGCTCTTGAACCAAATGTTTTCATATAAAATAAACAAAGATAATAATCAAATATAAAATTAAAACCCATACAATAAATTTTGTCCTCCTTTATAACCACTTGTACTACAAATACTCATATAACCAAAATTACTTGTAACAGTTACAACGATTGGATTACGATAATAATTTGTAAAATCACTCCAATAAAAATCATATACTGCTCCATCAGGTCCATTATTCTTACTTGTATTAAATAATGAACCCACATAAGATATATTTGTATTATATTTATTCATAAACGCAATAGGCGTTGAACTATAAAATATATATGTTCCTTTTAACATTGTAAATAAATTTGTAGAATTATAACCATTTATGACAAATTTGTTTAAACTATCTAATGTTATTATATTACTTGAACCGATTATATTTGGAACATTATTTATAAACTGTATTAAATTATAACTTTGGTCAGAGACAAGAACTGATGTTTGACCAGTATATGAATTTAATGCTACCTTACTTGTATTAAGAACTACAATCGGGTCATTTGTTATAGTATTAATCGTATCTGTAAATGTATATGAATGTGGGATTTTATTATCATACGCAGAACCATATACTAATAAATTTCTACCTCCTGCGTAATTTTTATAAAATGTAAAAATAGATAATGTTCCAAAATTTCCTAATATACGCATAACAAATACACCTGAATAAAATTTATATACTGATGAATCTGGTCCTATTCCTTCATTATACGTTTCTCCTGTAATAGTAACTAAATTTTCTTTACCTTTATTTAAAAACGTAATAGGAGTCACACTATAAAAAATGTATGTTCCTTGATACACTCCATATTGTGTAGTAGTTAAATTATAATTATAATTAACATCATTGTTTAATGTAATCATATTATTTATTAGACCAACCCTTGTTTGACTATATAATGTCTCTATCGTTCCATTTAGGTTATGTTCTTTATGTATTTCAGGTTGAGAAGGACCTTGACCAAATATAACAGAATTAAATGATTTTAAATAACCATAACTATAAGAATATAAACTAATAGGAGTAAATGGTTCATAAATAGTAATTTTAACTATATCATAATAAAAAAAATATGAACCATCAGAAACAGTGGAGACAACATTTGAAGAATAACGAAATAATTGATTCCCTGTATATTGTATACTGTTTTGCTGTCCATTGTTTAATAAAGCAACCGCAAATGTCTTTGGAACACGTAGGTAATATGTTCCATAATTAAACATATATTTATAATTTATTGAGCCCGAAAATCTTGTATAAAGTGTGTTAGAAATAGAATAGGATGGACCTTCATTTTCATAGGTAACTAAATAACAATCTTGATTAACTGCTAGTGTTGTATAAGAAAAAATATAATTCACAATATTTGTAACAACTGGTATAAATTTATTATAATACCCCCAATAATATTGATTATTTAAAGAAATTAAATTATAAATATATAAGCAATAATAGTTTGGAAACTTATCCATTTGTAAAACTACATTTGAACCTGTTGTTCCTGGTATACCATTATAAATAAGATTATTAAAAGGAGTTCCATCCTTATTTATAGATAAACAAAATTTTGTATTTAAATTACTAGGGTCTTCCAAATTAAATTCATAATTTAAAAAAGCAGACAAATATTCTCCTTGATAATTTTTTATTATAAAATAAGGATTATTGGTTATTAACATTGTAACAACATAAAACACCTTTGTAATTGTTAAAGAAGAGGTTACAATAGTTATATCCTTAGTTGTTATGCCATATACTATATTATATTCTTCTGTAGTCAAATTACCTAAAATACTTTCAATCATATCATATAAATCAGCGATTTGTTTTCCGGTTTTACCACAAGATACTAATTTATTAAAATATAACATATAAACTTTATATTTCAATATTAATAATAATGCTTTATTATTTGCGTAATCTAGAGACAATATCGTAATGTAATAAGAAGAAGTTCTTGAATTGTCATAACTAATATTTGTTCTTGAGCGTAACATTTGGGAAATAAGCATTTTTTTAGATATTCCGCTTTGTTGTAAATTATATACGCAATTTGTATTACATATTTTTTTCATTTATAATAGAACTGTATAAAATTGATTTAATAATATATTTTAATTAATAATGTAAAATGGCTCTTGAACAGCAATACCAACAAAAAACCGATAAAGAACATATTTTGGATAACCCTGATACTTATATTGGTTCTATAGAAAATGTTAATGGACCAATGTATGTTTTGTCAGAAGGAAAAATTGTTCAAATGGATATTGATTACAATCCTGGTCTATATAAATTATTTGATGAAGGTATTGTGAATTGTAGAGATCATCGTATAAGAACAGAAGCAAAGAAAAAAATAGATGATACAACTGAAATTGTAAATTCTATTCATATTGAAATAAATGATAATAAAATCACAATGACAAATAATGGTGATGGTATTGATATAGAAAAACATCCTACTTATCAAATATGGATTCCAGAATTGATATTTGCTCATTTAAGAACATCTACTAATTATAATAAAGATGAACAAAAAACTACAGGAGGAAAAAATGGTTTTGGTTTTAAATTAGTTCTCATTTGGTCTACTTGGGGAGAAATAGAGACAGTAGATGCTAAACGTGAATTAAAATATTATCAAAAATTCGAAAATAATTTGGATATTATACATAAACCAATCATTACTCCTTGTAAAAAAAAACCATATACAAGAGTATCTTTTATTCCTGACTATGCTCGTCTAGGCGTAGAAGGTCTAAGTGAAAATATGATTAAATTATTTCAAAGGAGAGTTTATGATATTGCTGGAATTACCAGTAAGGACGTTAAAGTAAAATACAATGAACAATTATTACCTATCAAAGATTTTAATCAATATATTCAAATATTTAATGACCAAGACAAGGTGTCAGAAAGTAGTGATTGTTGGTCATATAGTGTATGTCTAAGTGATGAATTTAAACAAGTATCCTTTGTAAATGGTATTTTTACAAGTAAAGGAGGAAAACACGTTGATTATATTGTTCAACAAATTACCAAGAAAATGGTGGCGTATATTTTAAAAAAGAAAAAGATTGAAGTTAAACCATCTATTATTAAAGAGCAAATTACTATCTTTTTGAATAGCACCATTGTAAATCCTTCGTTTGATAGTCAGACAAAAGATTATTTAAATACTCCTTCTTCTAAATTTGGTTCTTCTTGTGTAGTAGGAGACAAGTTTATTGAAAAACTAGGAGCATTAGGTGTATTGAATACATCTTGTGACCTAAGTGAAGTTAAAGATAAAAAGGAATCTAAAAAAACAGACGGTTCAAAATCAAAGACCATTCGAGGTATTCCAAAGTTAATCGATGCGAATTATGCTGGAACCAAAAAATCAAATGAATGTATTCTTATTTTGTGTGAAGGAGATTCAGCAAAAACAGGAATTGTATCTGGTTTAATGGCACAAGACCGTAATGTAATTGGTATTTATCCTATGAAAGGCAAACTATTAAATGTTAGAGGAGAACTTCTTAAAAAAATTAATGAAAATAAAGAAATTATAGAAATTAAAAAGATTTTAGGTTTGGAAACAGGAAAGAAATATGAAAACATTGATGAATTGCGATATGGTAAAGTATTGTTTATGACGGACCAGGATTTGGATGGTAGTCATATTAAAGGTCTAGGCATTAATATGTTTGAATGTTTATGGCCCACATTACTTCAAATAAAAGGATTCATTGGTTTTATGAATACTCCTATTTTAAAAGCAACAAAGGGAACAAAAACTATTTCCTTTTATAATGATAATGAATACGAAGCTTGGAAAAAAGAAAAAGAACAAGAAAAAAATGGTTGGAAAATTAAATATTACAAAGGTCTAGGAACAAGCACGGGAAAAGAATTTAAAGAATATTTTGAAAATAGAAAAATAGTTGAAATAGAAGTTGAAGAAAAAGATACATCTGATATGGATATGTTATTCAATAAAAAAAAGTCTGAATTAAGAAAAGAATGGTTAACGAATTATGATAGAGATGCTCACGTGGATACAAGTTTATCAAAAATATCGTTAGGTGATTTTATTCATAAAGAAATTATTCATTTCTCTAAATATGATTGTGACCGTTCTATACCAAATTTAATGGATGGTTTTAAAGTTTCTCAGAGAAAAATTATATATGGAGCATTTGAAAAGAATTTAGTTCAAGAAATTAAAGTAGCACAATTCAGTGGTTATGTATCAGAACATTCTGGTTATCATCACGGAGAAGCAAGTTTAAATGGTGCCATCGTTCATATGGCGCAAGACTTTGTTGGTTCCAATAATATTAATACTTTAATGCCGAATGGTCAGTTTGGAACTCGTTTACAAGGAGGTAAGGACAGTGCGTCCGAAAGATATATATTTACTAAATTAAATATACTTACTCGTTTTATATTTAAGAAACAAGATGATGCGATTTTACATTATTTGGATGATGATGGCACACCAGTAGAACCAATCTATTATTTACCTATTATCCCTATGATTCTAGTAAATGGTTCAGAAGGAATTGGCACAGGTTTTAGCACTAAAATACCTTGTTTTAATCCTAAAACTATTATTAGTTATATTAGAAATGTTTTAAATAAAAAGGAAATAACTGACATAGATAAAGAATTTATCCCTTATTACAGAGGGTTTAAAGGAACAATCGAACGAGAAAATGAGACACGCTTTATTACCAGAGGTATATTTAAAATAACAAAAAATAAAGTGGATATAACTGAGTTACCTATTGGAACGTGGAATGAAGATTATATTTTATATTTAGAGAAGTTAGTAGAGACAGGTGTAATTAAGGATTACAAGGATTTATCAACAGATAAGAATGTAAATATTCAAATTATATTAAAAGATGATAATGATGATATAGAAAAAACGTTGAAAATAACTACTACATTATCTATTTCAAATATGAATCTATTCAATGAAAAAGAGAAATTAACACATTATGATAATGTTTATGAAATTATTGATGATTTTATTGTAAAGAGAATTGTTTATTATGAAAAAAGGAAACAACATTTGATTAAAATATTAGAGAAGGAACTGTTAATATTAAAAAATAAACATAATTATGTTCAAGAATTATTAAATGATACAATTGACCTACGTAAAAAAACAACAGAACAAATCAATGAATTGTTGAAAAAAAAAGAATATGTAAGAATAGAAGAATCATATAATTATTTAATTAAAATGACAATGGATAGTGTTTCTATAGAAAATGTAGAGACACTAAAGAAACAATATGGTATTAAACAAAAAGAATTAGATTTAATTACAAAAACTCCAATTGAAGACACGTGGCTTAGTGAATTAAATGATTTGGAACAAATATTATAATTAAAAGAAATGTTTTAAAACTAATTCCTTGTTGTTATATGTGCTTAAAGGATTTGCTAAAGGCACTACCAAGGTTGACGCATCATATTTATATTGTAAATAACCTTTAATTTCCCCATATATTTTAGGAACACAATAATCAATAACAATTTTATTTAAATCAGTTATTTGCTGTGTAAGATTATCCGGTTGATGTAAACTATATTCTAAAAATATAGAACTCATAATAGAATTTAATACATCATTACTTTGTCTATCTATAATATATTTTTTATTAGAAAGAACATATACGCCCGCCTTAATACCATTTTGTATAATATTTATATTTTGATGGGAAAGAAATAATTGAGACAAGTTACTTGGTTGAAGGGTATGTTTAATTGTTGTATAATAATTTGTTTTATCATCTGTTGCTATTTTATCCTGTAAAAAAAGAGGTGTTCCCGATGTTGTTAAATCAATACGTCCATTAATGTCATTCATTTATTATATTATTATATTTTTTTAATATAATGGAATTCTACAAAACACTCTTTGTAGGAACAATTGTATTTTTAATAATAACATTGGCTGTTATGGGATATTTTATGTCTATAACAAATGGAAAGGTTGCTTTCCCTCCAGTATATGCTAGTTGTCCAGACCATTATTCTTTGAATGATGTATCATTATGTGTAGCAAATCCTACATTAGATGTTGATTCTTCTTGTAATAATTTAAATTTTACAACAGGGTTTGATGATGTTGGTTTTAATTTTGATAGTGGTTTGTGTAAAAAGAAATTATTTTCTCAAAAATGTAATATAACGTGGGATGGAATAACAAATAATGGGTCATTATGTTATAGTTAATTGTAACATAATACGTTAAATAAGTATAAATATTTAATACTTATTTAATAAATGGAAAATCTATTAAAATATATTAAATTAAATAAACCAATTTACATATATGGTAAATCAAGCACAGGTAAAACAACTCTTTTAAAGAATATTGAAAATTATAATGTTTATTATTTTTCAATTCAAGAAATCAGTTCTTATGATGACCTTCTTACTTATACAAACCCTTCAATTGTTCAAGTAATGAATAAAAATACATCTAAAACAATAATTATAATTGATGATATTGATTTTATTCAAATTAATGAAAAGAAAATATTAAATTCATTTATTAAACAATTCAAACAAGAAGAAAAGAAAAATAAACCAAGAAATTATACAATTATTTTTTCTGGAACAAACTATTATGATAAAAAAATAAAAGAAATTATTAAATTATGTAATGTTATAAAGTTAGAGGTATTATACAAACCATTATTGTATAATAATTATGAAAAAAATATTCAAAATAGCATTAAAAAAATTATGAATAAAGAATTTACGAATGATTTCATTATTGAAAATGAAAAAGCAACTCAATCATTATTATTTCACGAAAATATTATTGATATTGTAAAAAAGGATGACCTTAAATTTTATTATCAATTTCTAAAAAATTTATGTTGTGGAGATTATTTTGACAGGATAAGTTTTCAAAAACAATTATGGATATTTAATGAAATGACTTATTATATTAAAATAGTTGCGAATTATCATTTATTTAACAATTATTCAATATTTTCTAAAAAAAATGTTGAATATAGATTTACAAAGGTTTTAACAAAATATAGTAACGAATACAATAATAACACATTTATAAATATGTTATGTAATAGATTAAATTGTTCTAAAAAAACATTATATTTAAACCTATTGAGGCATAATTTAGAATTATCTGCTAGTGAAGAAAAAAGAGCAAATAATTATTTTCAAATAAAATAATTTCAAATGAAATAATGTTGAATATTTTTATTAATAATAACTTCATTTAACCTTTTGAGTTCATTATTTAAGATTTCATTATGTTTACGTAATTCTAATGTCTCATTCGTTACATTTTTTAAGGCATTAATAATCTCTCCTGTTTGTAATACTCTTGTTGTACCATCAGGATTTTTAATAGTTACTTGAGGTTGACCTTGACTTTGACTTTGTATCATCCTTTCTCTATCCTTTTTTTCTATTTCTGCCAATACTTCAGGCTTATTTAAAACACTTCCTGCTTGATAATTTTCTAATAAGGGAGGAATTTCTTTTATATAAAAATCCAAAAGTTCTTTATTTTTAATAAATGTAGAAGGAACTAATGCTGATTCGTGACATTGTTTATTTTCTGGATTAATAAGTCGTCTTTTATCAAAAGTATTTTGTTCGTGAGAAATAACTAATATTGTTTTTAAAGGGTCTAATTGAACAAAAGGAATTGTATAATTTTTTAAAAAATGTTTTTCTTCTGCTAATAAAGCATTATCTTCATAACTTGTTTGTTTAAGTAGTTCCCTTTTAAAAGCAAATGTTCCTGCTGTAGAATGATTTGGTCCATATGGGCCAAAACGATACATTTTATTTAATGTATTAAACCATATATATATTTCACTTGAACCAGCACATAAGGCACTACAACCAGTTAATTTTTCTACAGAATGAGATATTCTTTCTACAGGATAATAATCGTCATCATCCATATAAACGATAATATCATCATCATTCTTAAATGAACATTGTTCATGCATAAAATTTCTTTTTCTACCTAATGTCATTTTTTCTACACTAATATATTTTACAAATGGTATATCTTTCAATAAATCTTCTATTTTATCTGTTCCGTCATCTACTATAATCCACTCTATTTTATCCTTAGGATATTTTTGTGCTAAAACACTATCTATAAGACCTTTAAAAAATGGTCGTCTATTAAATGTAGGTGTACATATGCTTACTCTAGGTAATTTTTTAAAATTTGTTTTGTTTTGTTTGTTTTTTCTCATTTATTATAGTATTAACCTTTTGTTTATATTATAATTATTTTGTGGTTACAGTAAATACCTTATAAAAAAAGGCAAGAATTGCAATTCCTATATAAATGAAAGTTTCAGTTTCACTTAATGTTTTTTTTACAACAGAATAAACAGATAACAAAACGACAGCTATAAATATAAGACTGTCATATTTGTTATTTTCATTTGGTGTTGTTATTGCTGAATTAAATAAACCTTTAATTATCTCAAATGTTTTTATTAAACATACTATGATTGGTATAAAAAAAAACAAAATAAATGATGAGTAAACATTAGTAAGTTGTTTTTTATTTCTAACTGGCGCCAGTTTTTTTGTAGCAGACCTTGCCCTGCTTTGATTTGCACGTGAACCACCTACACCACTACCTCCTCCACCACCACCTTTACTTTTACTTTTACTTTTTCCCATTTATTTATAATAATATAATATTGTTAATATCCTAATCATTCTATGATTTGTTGATCAGCCTTTGTTTTTTTTAGCCTTTTTTCTTTTGTTGCGTATAGTCTTAGGGTCAAACTGACCATACATAAAACTTATAAAGGTTTTCAATGTTTTAAAACATAAATATAATGTAAAAAAGGATAATACATTTACTTGAATCGACATATTCATCGATAATGATTTTAATAAAACAAAAATAAATCCAAATATAGAAGGAATCATAAGAAATACAAAAACCAAAAACACAATACAAAATAAACTTATAAACAGATTTATAGGAAGGTCTAATAACATATTTTTAATATAATCATACTTACTCTTACCTTTAGGTTTTTTTCTACGGTCCATTTTAAAAAGTCTTAACAAAAAAGGAGAGACATACTTATCTTTCGCCAAAGTTATAAAATGAATACCTATAAATATTGTAACAAATCTTACAATTGTTGTATCCATAAAGGATTTGGAAATTTTATGTGCGGTATTTATCCAAGAATTTACGAAATATTCCATTTCATATAATAAAAAAAATACCCATAACCAAAACATACTCATACTTCCTCCATTTAGATAACCTATGTTGTTAGCATAATTTATGAAATATTTAGAAAACCAACCAGTTGGTTCTGTATTTGAAGGACTCTTCGACAATGGTTTACAAAATGAATTCGGACCTGCCATAACTGTATTTAAATCACAATCATGTTTCGAAGATACATAATAAGTTGAAGATTTATCTATAGGATACAAAACATCAGGGTCTTTATTTATTAAATTTAATATACACAATATAACAAATATAACAATGCCTATATGGGTTATATCCACAAAAAGGGCAGAGAATAATTTACCATAATTATCAAATGTTGCTTCAATAGAACTTTTTGATTCGTTTACCATTATTTAATATATAATATTATTTTATAATGAAAATAGCATTAATATTACTGATTATTATAATTGGTGCGTGTTTAGCAAATAGCACATTAGAACCATTCGTTAGTAGAGGGTCTGATTATAATCCCGCACAATATATGTCTAGCGAATGTCCTTGTTTATCTTGCGTAGACCAACCCTGCGTTTCCCCCTATAAAACGTAATATGTTATATCTTTCTTCAATAAAATACATGTTATATGTGTGTGTATATAAATTTTGTTTATTTGTTACTCCTACAACTTGCCCTTCTGCGTCACACGTTACACTAGATGTTGATGTTATATCAAAAGGAGGAATTATTGTAGTAATATCTAATTCAACTGTTTTAAATCTACTTAAATTAATTGCTCCTGAAGGTTGTAAATCAAAAGGACTTGTATTTAATGTATAATTATATGAATATAAACCATCATTAGAAGAACCATTCGACATTTTATATTTAGTTATATAATTATATATACCCGCATCTAAATCAGTCTCTCTATATTGTCCATCAAATAAAATTGCCATTCTTAATAAAATATCTTTTACATTATCACCATTTAAGGTTTGAGTTATATATATATTTGTGTTTGTTCTATTTCCAGCAGTATCCTTAAAATTATATAATGGTCCTATTGTTCTACCAATAAATGTTAAGTCGCTTGAACCAGACGGTCTAACTACATCATAAGGTAATATATTATTATAAGACCAATTAGAATAATTAGACCATTGATTTCTTAGATAAGCATCACTCCTCCTAAAATAAAACATCCAATTAGACACTAAAGCATTAGAATCTAATTTAACCCTATTGCTTCCTGTAATGTTTAAATATTCATTTTCTTTAATATCCTTTATTAAATATTTTTGTTCATTCAAAGCAAATACTTTTGCTTCATCACCCGTTAAAAAACAATATGTTGCTAATAAATTTACGTCTGAATCCCATACAGTTGGTTGAACAACATATGTATCTGCCCTTAAGGTAACGTCTGTAGGAGGACAAAGAAATCTATACATTGAGTGCTGTTCTACAGAAAAGTTTGGTTGTATTTTATTTTGAACAAAATTGTTTGCTGTAAGTGTAACATCATTAATAACAAATAATTCTCTTATCGGTTTAAGTGTTATATCTATTTGAACTTCACTATATTGTAATGCTACAAGAGGTAAGGCAACCTTGGTTGAATGTCCAAACCAAAAAGGTAAAGGAACATATATTTTTCTTCCTCTTAATGAAGGGTCAGGAATAAGTTTATCAGGAGCAGAATACGCGCTGGGATATTTAAGATAACGATTAAAAGCAACTGAAGGATTATTTAATTCATATGTATTACCTGTCATTTTATTGAAATGTTCTTTTTTAGATGAAGAAAAATCTCTTTCCATACTATTTTTGATATATTCTCCACTAAATTGTTGAATTTTTTGACCTCCTATACTAATAGATACATTATTAATTATATTTGTTCCTAAATCTTCTATCCAACAAAATTCATATGGTTTCCATACGTCACCCACAAATAAAGGAGGCGAAATAGGACTCCATATATCAGGCAAATTAAATACTAAATAAGTATCTAATAATAATTCAGCATTTCTAGGAACTTTGAATGTAAATTGGGATTCTTCATTTAGTTTTAATGTTCTTTGACCATTATAATCAATCCGAATATTTTGTAAACCAAAGTTGGTATATTTTGCGTATACATATTTAAAAAAAGTTTTACTAGGATTTCCATTTAATATAATATTTTGATTCCCGTAAGAAATTATATTTAATAATCCTCCTGGCATTTAATTTATATCAATACTTATTTTCTATATTAATAAATATATATTTAATATAATGGCAAATACAGAAATCAACCAATATAAAAGTTATATATCTATAATAGCAATTGTTGGAATAATGTTAGTATTGATATTTTATATATCACGTAAATTAGATTTAAAAAAATCAAATTGTGCTAAAATTGGAAAAAATACAAATTTATCATTGTTACATACTGATTCACAACAAATGTTAAGTTCATTTTTTATTAAAACAGCATATAATTGTTGTTGTACTGGTAATTTTAGAAATGATTATGTTGATTTGTGTTCTTTAATAAATTGTGCTGGTCAAGGTGTAAGAGCATTAGATTTTCAAATTTATTCTTTAAAAAATAAACCTATCATTTCCGCATCTACTGTAACAAGCACTAACTATAAAGAAATATATAATTATTTAGATTTTTATGACACGATGATAAATGTAAAACGTTATTTCATTGATGACCCTGCTTCATCCGCGAATAATACTGACCCATTGTTTTTAATTTTTAGATTATATAGCACAAATACAACTATATATGACAGTATGGCCGACGCTTTAAATAGTGTTTTTGGTTTCGCAAATCCAACGGGTAATATAATTTATATGGCATCATCTAAATTGATTTTAGATAATGAAACTTTATCCAATTTAAATAAAAAGGTTATTATAATTGTAGACCCTACTTATGGAGATCCAGCAAAGTTTAATTCTAGTAAATTAAATTGGTATAATTCATTAACAATGGGAACACAAACAAATAATGTTTATAGAGAAAATGACGCAATAATTAATGTTTCTGATATATTAGCAAAATCTACTACACATTTATCTTTTTTGTATCCTGATGTAGGACTTTCTTCATCAAATTATGATTTTATTACAACTGGTATATTTAATAAAATATCATTTATTGGTATGAATTTTCAGACAAACGATAAATGGTTAACTACATATACCACATTTTTTAACAAAAATGCTTTTATCGACAAAACAATTACTCTTGACAACGCAAAATCTGTTAATGCTGTCGCATATGCGGCATATCAAAAATATATGTAAATATATGTAAATATATGTAAATATAATGACATAGTATAATGGAAGAGTTACAAACCGCTATAACAGAAAATTTAAAGTATCAAAAAAAAATAAAGAGACATAAATATACTAAACCTATACTATTTAATATAATAGACCATTTTATTTCTTCAAACCAACTGATTTGTTACGGAGGTATAGCAATTAATACAATTATACCTAAAGAGCGATTCTATGATGAGGTTGATATTCCAGATTATGATTGTTTTACTAAAAATGCTATAAAGGATGCGAAAGAATTAGCAATACAATTAAGCAAATATGAAACGGTAGAAGTCAAAGCAGCAATGTTTAAAGGAACATATAAAATTTTTGTGAATTCTATACCTATGATAGATTTTACTCATATAGAGAATGATTTATTTGATAAAATAAAATATGAATCTTTAGTCATAAATAATATACATTACGCACCTCCTAATTATTTAAGAATGAATATTCATTTAGAATTGTCTCGACCATTAGGTGATGTTAGTAGATGGGAAAAAATTTACAATCGTCTTGATTTATTAAATAAATATCACCCTTTTATTTATAACAAAAATATTATTAATATAGAAGTAAAACATCCTACAATATATAATAAATTAATTGAAAAATGTAAAAAATGGGTAATATTTGGAGAATACGCAATGAAATATTTTAATTTACCTAAAAAATATAATGTATCAAATTCAAATATATTTATTTTAGCAGAATCATTGGAAGATGTAAAAGTTGAATTAAATCAAAATAATGACCTGAGAAATTATAAAATAAAATCTTATTCCAATAAATTTATTAATAATTTTTATGAATTTTCATTTAATGATGAACCATTGTTATATGTTTTTATAACCAATTCTTGCCAATCTTATAATGAAATAAAAGAAAATGACAAAATAATTAAAATAGCAAATATTGATACATTGTTAATGATTTATTATGCTCTTTCTTTTATACAACCACCTTCCTTAAATATAAATAATTTATTAGTATATTGCTATTTACTACAAAATATGAATAATAAAAGTAAATTTAGTAAATTTAGTAAATTTAATAAATTAACAAAACGTTTTAGTTTGCCTTGTGTTGGTATACAACCAACATTTGAAGATATAAGAAGAGAAAGAGACAACATGTATAAAAAATATAAAAAAACAAAATCGAAAAAGATTTATAATGATTACTTTTATCAGTTTATACCTAAACAAACTAGGAAAAGAATATAAAAAGGTCGCTTCATATTAGGTAATGAATACAGCATTGTATGAACGAATGGAATTATTTATTTTGAATGAGGTTGATTATGCGGTAAATAATGGTTATAGCAGAAGGGCCAGACGATTTATGAGAAGGAATTTACAAAAAGAATTAAATAAGTTTAATTATTTAATTGTTCAAGATGAACAAAATAATGGTTTAAAATCAGATGATTATGACCCTTATGATTTGTCTATTAAAATTAATAAACATTTATATATGTGTTTATCTGCTGTATATATTAGTAGTTTATTTGTGTTTTATATTTGGATTAGTAAAAATCTTTTTGATTTTATTACAACAAATAATCAAACATATTCATATGAACAAACTTATTCTGTTGTGACATATGTTAACAATACAAATGAGTTTGAGTTCTAGACTAATTTATATAATTCATTTAAACATATTTATAATAATATAATAATGAACAGAGTTGAACAAATGAAAAAAATACAAAATGAAGGATTAGAATTATTTATTAAAAAAAATATTGATTATGGAGATGCTTTTGCTAAATATGGTATTATAGGTGTATTAATGAGAATTGAAGATAAAATACAACGTTCATTATCAATAACCCAAAATGGTGTAAATTTAGTAAATGATGAATGTATAAGAGACACCTTGTTAGATTTACACAATTATTCCGCAATGGCATTAATGCTAATACCATAAAATGCTAATACCATAAAATGCTAATACCATAAAAATATTAAAAAGCAAATCTATAAGAACTTAAATCAATAATTGAAATAAACAAAAATAAAATAGTACTAAAAACAACTGAATAAAAAACCAATCCAGTTTTTGTTGTTGTTCCATTTGGGGTCTTCAAAAACTTACCAAATATAACTTCTAGAATATCCATAATATAATTTTTAACTTTAACATCACTAAACAATAAAAATAAAATAGTTGCTAAAATAATAACCTTATGCGATTCTTTTAATTCAAAATTAGATGATTTATTTATAGGTTTAACCTCCTGAAATCTTACGTGTCTTTCCTCATTTACTCTTACAGGGTCCAACATATGAGACAAACTTGAATTTAATTGTTGTTCAGGTAAATCTCTATTTTCAGGAGGATTATTATCAATAGGTAATTCATTGATATTTGTTGTATTCATATCCATTATAAAATAGTAAATTATTGCTTTTTACTATTTTATACTAATAATTTATAATCCTACAATTTATAATCTTACAATTTATAATCCTACAATTTCTTTATTCGTATCACACGTTTCCATATGTTCTGTTGGTGTAAAGCATTTATTATTATATTTTATAATTTTTTTTTCACTATAATCAGGCGCTTTATATACAATACAACTCTGACTGTCACAACTCATTTTAAATATACACGATAACCCTAAACCCAAGACAACGGATAAAACGAAAATACCTGATTTACTTCCCAAAAATTTTTTTATTTTTAACATTTATATATCATTTTATTTTTTTGGTTTTACTAACGAATAATGAATGTTCATTTTTGTTATTAAAATTAGATATAACAGACATTACAATAATCCCTATATTACTTCCTAAAAATTTTTTCATTCTTATATAATACATAACACGTTATATATATATATATATATATTATTTTTGTATTTGTATATTTTGATACAAATTATGATCAGATGGACATTTTGTTTCTTTCATTTCATATGTAAAACAATTACCTGTATGGTCTTTGTATTGGTATTGGTCAGTGTTGTCTGGCGTTGGATGTAAAATAATAACTTTTTTATAATCATCACTTATATAAATATAAAAAATACCTATAGCAAAACTTATTAAAAATATACGAAAATCTACATATTTAAACAACATTTATATATATTAATTATATTAATTCTTCTGCGTTAATAATTACCTTAACATTTAAACGTTTGGTTAAATTAATCTCATTATTGAAAATAGGACAATAATCTTTAATTAAAGTATTATATATTTTTATATTTTGTGTTTCATCATCACCATAACTAGATTTAATGTTTGTAATACAACTATATTGGTTTATAATAGAATTTATTTGTTTTTTTATTTCATTGATATCTATATATATTTGTTTTTTATCATCCAACTCAGCATCTTTATAAAGCATCATTTTTTCTTCAATTGTAGCATTTAAAGTGTCAACCTCCTGATTTTTTCTTTCTCTTTTAAGTTTTATTTTAACAACTAATTTGTCTCTTTCACCCTCTAAATCTTTAATTTTTTGTTCTAAAGAATCATAATCATCCATTTTATCAGACAATTGATACAACACATCATATTTTAATATTAAAAAAGACCTTTTTAATTCAATAATTTTTTTTTCTATGTCATTCAAATAATCCTTATTATATTGGAAATGTATACGTTCAATATCAAGAAGAATAGGTTCATATTTAGTTGGTTTTTTTCTTTTTAATTTTTTTATTTTGGCAATTTTTAATGATTCATAATATTCTTCTAATTTTTCAATATAACTCATTATATTTACATAGGAATATTTGTATATTCTTTTGCCTTTAATTTTTGAAAGGTTTGTAATTTTGATAAAATATAATGTTTTTTCTTATTATCCTTAATTTTTTGTTCTATTATGTTTTGTTTTCCTTTATATTTTATAAACAATATAAATGATATTAATCCTCCTATTAAACAAAATAACATTACATTCATCATATTTGAGTTTTTTATAAATTTATCGTTCTTACAATTATTTAATTGTTGATTCATAATAGTTTTAATATTTGATTCAACTAAAATAGGATTCATTTATAATATTAGTATTTTAATAAAATAATAATATAAATGTATAAATCATAATGACTAAAGCAACCAATATTGGACCATTAAGTATTGTTTCCTATTTTTCATTTACACTAATATTTTTTATTATTAAAGGAAAAATTATGCCAGGTGGAGGCATCACATGGATTATTATATTTTTTTTTATTACTGGTTTTATTCAATTTATGAATAATCTATATTTAACTAGTAAACCAGAAATGTGCGGGGAATATAATATACCTAATGCCTTTTTTGCTACTCTTATACCTTGGACCTTTATTTTTGGATTAACGTGTGCGTTTTTGATTTTAATGCCTGGTTGGTTAAGAGTTTTTTCAAATACATTTGGGAATTCTATAGCGGAAATGGCAGGATTAAAAGAGGTTGCTTATTCGGTGTTGGGAACAAAAAACGCAAACGAACAAAATTTTGAGACAAGAAAAATTATTGAATTAATTTATACAGACCCTACTACAATCATTAATGAAGTAGACATAAATGATTATGATTCATCTATTCATAGATGGCCATCTTTAGAAAAGATTCTTACATTTGTTAATTCCCCTACTAAAATGGGAACTCCTAACCCTAGTATAAGCAATTTACATAAATTGTTATCTATAAAAGAAGATGTAGGTTATTTTGTATGGTTCCTTTTAATAGGAGGTATTTCTATTCTTGTCAGCACAAATACTTTATTAATTTCTAAATGTACTAGTTCAATTTAATGGATTAATTTTAATAAAAATCGTATTATATCTTAAATGTATTACGTATAACACAATAAAATAGGAAATTATTGCCAATAAAATGCTTACTAACCATAAAGGCAAAATTGTTGTATTTTTATAACCTACACCAAACTGTCTCAAAGACCCTTTATATCTATCATAAATAATTGATGGTTTAAAAAATATAATCAAACTATATAAACTTATATAAACTATTATAACAACAAATAAAATATTGACATCTAACATTTAATATAAATGTAGATTTTAATACAAACAATTAGTACATTTCATCTCCATCAAAACCTTCTTGATATTCATCATCTTCCGCCATAAATCCTTCATATTCATCTATGACCTCGACCTCTCCTTCACCTTCTAAAGGTTCTTCTCCAATAAGCGCTATAACTTCATCCGCCGCAGTTTTGTCTCTTGAATAAGTTTCCTTATCATATTCAAACATACTTTTTTGTAATCCTACTCCCCATTTTCCTAATTTAAGATTTTTCATAGTATTTTCAGAAACTAGTTCATCATTTCCTAATTGAGCAAAATAAGCAGTCTTAATTTGTGTTTCACTCTTCTTTGACAATTTTATTTCATACTTTATTGTCGTTAAATCAAAATCCAATGCTCTCTTATTTTCGTGATTAAACAACATTGTTATTGCATCTAAATATTCTCTGATTAGTTTACTTTTGGTTGATAGATAATCATAATAAATACTTGTAAAAATATATAAATAAACAAGATATTTTGACTCAGGATCTCTAATACTCGTGTTTAACATTTGTTTGTATTTGTCCAAAGGATGTTTTAATAATAATTGTGATAATTCATCATTTTTAAAATACCCTGTCAATGTTCTATAATAAGATGATACAAAAGTATCAATGTCTCCATAATGATACTCAGATAATTTCCAGTGGTCACACGTAATTTTTCCTTGATTTTTTTTAGATGTTACCATCTCAGAAAAATTAATAAGAGATTGTATTTTGTTATATATAATTTGACTCATATAAGTGAAATGTTCTAATTCTACTGGTATTGTATAATTATGTTTTTCTGTTTTAAATTCCATAGATAAACAAGAGTCATACATTTCTGTTTTTGTAATTTTTAAGCATTCTCCTTTTTTTTGTGTTAACATTTTATATGCCTCATTTTTAACTTTACCTCCTCCTCTTATGATTTCAAATATTGGGTCTATTGGTTCAAATGGCACTATTTCTTCTTCTTTTTTAATTTGTTGGCGAACTATAGTTGCGGAACTTTTTAACATTTTATATAAAGTTTCATCATTCATCTCGTATCCGTGTTCTTTTAATTTTTGTATTTTAACATTTAAATCATCATTCTTATTATAAAATTCCGGTTTTTTTATATCAAACTTTGTTAAAGTAATTGGTATAGGGATAATATTATCAAAATTAAATAATTTAATTAAACCTACATATAATGTAGTATCATCTAATGCGACTGACATTGATGTAATAGTTTTTTTAGTATTTTCATAAGAATACATTATTAAATGTTTTAATGCCTTATTTTGTCTTTTTTTTAATTTTAATAAACGCTTTATTTCTGTTAAATCATCTACAATTGAAGGGTCCTTTTTGGTAAAAAATGTATAAGTATTATTTATTTCATTACAACAAGCATTTACTAGATATGGTTCTTGGTTATGATTAATTAATATAGGTGGTTGTTTTTCTACATATCTATTAATTTTATGTTGAATTATAAATGACCAATAATATATTTGGTCATCATAATTCCCTGTGTCCTGCATTAATACGGGTCTCATCTTTTTTAATCTAGGTAAAAATAATTTCCAAGATGAATAAGGTATTTCCTCTATTTCTTCTTCTTCTTCTTTTCTTCTTTCTTTTAATTTTTCTTCTATTTCAATATTAGTTAAAAGGAATTTACTAATAAATTCGCTAGATTTCTTTTCTAAATCATCCATTTTTACTCCTTTTATACTGTTAAATGGAGGGTCGGGTTTTTCCATTTTAAACACAATACAACATAAATAGGTTAAACCTGTATGCCCTTTATCCGTTAAAGGAAAACCTCCAAAAGAAAATTTACAATTTGGAAATGGTTTAATAAATTTAATTTTACCCTTTGTTAATGTTTGTATATAAACAAGTATATTACTTATAATCGATATAACATATACATAATCTATTTCGGCAGGATTTTTTATACCTCTACTTGCCAATACAAATGTATTATTCACTCGTTTTAATAATTCTTCTGTTTCATCCTCTTCCAAATCCGCTAATCCAGCATATTTAATTAATACTCTTATACTATTACGTATCCTATTTTCTTCTTTTGCTTCCTTAAAAAATTCATCTACTAATGGTTTGTCTATTGTTCCTCTACTAACATTTTTAAATCCTCCATCTGTATATCCTTCATCATTATCAAAATCTAAAGTTTTAATAATGTAACCACTATATTTATCAACCCAAGTATCACCATTATCACTTAAGGTTCCTTGTTCCAAACAAATTTCTTCAAATGCTTCGGCATATCTATTGGTAATCAGAAATGCTACTGATAATTTATTGAAAAATGTAGGTAATAATTTAACGTTGGTATCAACACAATAATACCAATAAGGGTCCTTCATTTTTTTGGTATATCTTTCAATAAACAATTGTATTGCCTTGTATTTTACGTCTAGTTGATATGTTTGTAATATTTTGTCTCTTAATTTGCTATGAGGAGAATCGATATGACCATCTGTTTCCTTTTCTAATTCTTCTTGTTCTAAATATATTTTTTCGTTATTATATTTTAATTCCTTGTATAATCTCTTTTTGATACTAATTTTTAATTTATTTTTTAATTCTTCTCTTGATTCTTCATTATAAAAATGTCTTAATTCATCCAATAATAATTTATCTTTTTCAATATTTCTTATCATTTCCATAATTTTTTTATTGTAACGCTCTTCTTTTTCAGCAACATCACAATCACCCTTAATGGATACAAGTTTTTTTGCTAATACACAAGAACCATCATCAAAAGGCAACCATTTTTCTTGGTCCCATACATATCGTTTTTTTGTCTCTTCTACATAAGCAATATGTCCTTTTATAATTTTATTTTTTAATATATATTCTTTAATTCTTTTAAATACATCAGGAACAAACATTTTAGGATTATATTTCATATCATTTTGAATAATGGAATAAATATTTTCCATAAATATTTCGAGGCCTCTGTTATATTTTTTTAGTCCTATTAATTCTCTATGAAGAAGTTCAAGTGAATTAATATATGCTACTTCATTTTGTTCTTGTGCGTTTTGTTCTTGTACATCTTGTTCTAAAGGAATATCTTGTATAATAACCTGTTTATAATTATCCATTACCATCTGTTCTTCAGAGTGATACATTTTATTTATTCTTTTTTCTAATGGTTGTTCTTTATCACTCTTTATGGTTTCAATAATTTTTGTAATTTCTTCTTCATTTATTTCATTTGTTAATGATTGATGTTTTATTACATAATTAAAATTATAAAATTTATATAAATCTACTTCCGCCATTTTAAATATTTCGGTAGGACTATAATATTTATCTAATTTTTTGTCTTTAACATATTCATTAATAATGTCTGTAGCAAATTGTGATTCTTTAACTTTATAATTATGTTGTTTTGTTATATATCCTTTTCTAGTTTTCATTTCATTTTGTTTTATTTGATGAACTGTTTTTTTTATTAATGAACTCATCAATATAAAATTTGGAGCGGTTAATTCATTAATATTCATAATATTTAATCCTTTCAATACTGACATCATATTTACATATTTGGCATCCGTGTAACAATCTACAAATGTCCTTAAGGAAGGTATAATCTTTTTAATGTACGAGTCAAATGTCTCTTCTTTATTTTTATATACAACCCTTTGCCCATCTGTATCACAAAACATATTTACAAATTTATTATCTACTGTAAAATTAGTTGTTTCATATAAAAAAGGGTAATAATGGCATAAATTCAAATCTGATTTATTCATAATACTTGAACGGTCTTGATTTATTTTTGAGTAATCTATATAAAATTTAGGATGAGACATTAATGAATCAATAACAAATGTTTTATTCATTGATAAAGGGTAAGTTTCTATATATGCCAATTCATATTTTTTTGGTGTATATAATAATTGATTTTTTAATACCTTATTATGATATACCTTGTCATTATCATAATTGTCAAATATGTTTTGTTTATCCTTAAAAGGTATACTGTCCTTGAATAATGTATCTCTCATATTAATTAACCACTCATCGTCTGATTGTTTGTAATAATTTGGTCTTGTTTTGACATCATCTTCATCCAGAGGGTCCAAATTAATTTCTATATTTTTTGTTATTGGAACAAATAACTTATTTTTCATTGATACTGTTGTATTAAATATTTGGTCATAATGTAAATGATTTACATATATACCATCAGAAAATGTAGTATATTTGTCTCTGAGTTCAGTGTAACGTGTCATCATTTTATGTAATGTTTTCATTTGTCTGGGATTTCTTTCTTCCAATGGAACATACATTAATAAATTTTCTAAAAAATCATTTTTTTGTTGTTCGATTGAATAAAAATATTGTGTCTCTTCCAATTCAATCTCTTCTTCTACTACATCTAATATACCATCTTCAATCTCTAATTTATTTTTCTCTTTCTCTTTTTCTTTATCCTTAGGAAAAATCTTTTTAATATTTTTAATTTCTTTAGGCAACCCTCTATCCAAAGGTATATATAAAATTTCCTCTTTTACTTTTACTTCTATTGTATAATCATTTATATCAAGTATTTTACCACTTATTTTATCTAATTCGTCTAATTCATTTATTGCGTCTGGTTCTTGTAATTGTATATCTATCCATTGGTCTTTCATTAATTTGTTTTGATTAATATAACCTTTTGTGGATGGTTTATAAACAATAATTATTTCAATAATGGATTTATCATCTAACGATTGGTCTGTTATACCTAATGTGACCGTTTCTTTGTCCGTTATAAGAACTAATTTATCATCATATAAACGGTCAACAAAAAAATATTTATCATCATAGGTTGAATCACTAGAAATAATTTTTATAACATTTCCATATTCTATAGATTCCATTTTACATATATCTTTTATTTTTTTCTAAAACTTTGTTCTATTTTATTATATATTCTTTCGATTTGTTCGGTAACTTGTGACAAATCATTGACAATCTTATCAAAATCAACTATATCTTTATAAGCAAAATGAACATAACAATGAGTATCGTGTGGATGGTCCTTTTTAAAAGCAACATAATAAATCTCTTTAGCAAACATATAAAATAAATATTTTTCTATTAATTTTCCAATTGTATAATCATCATTTTCGATTCGAATATAATATAATGGTTTAATTGATGTAGTATCTTCAAATATACCATATTTGTCGTGAGTAAAACTTGTTTCAGTTAAAGCAGATTGTTTTGTTAAGAATGTATTTAATTCAGCAATTTTCATTTTAATATATTCACACGCCTTGATAACAATATCCTGATTTTCATATACTCCAATTGTTCCTACTGTCATTAAATAATGAAATGGTATAAATATTCTTTGAGAATCAAGAATTCTAAAATCTCTTTCATCTTCCTCCTTTAATGCCAAACGTTTAACATCCTTTTCTATTTTAGCATCATCCTTCATATTTACAAACATACATTTAGAAACCACATTCCAACAAGAATCTTCCTTGGCAATGCCCGTATCAAAATCAATTGTCATTTTAATTTCTTCTGGTTCATCTGTCTCTGATATTTTTGACATTAAACAACAAATTGGAATATAACCACCGCTAATAGGGTCAGCAGGAAATAAAGTATGGTCTTTAATCTCCTTGTTTGATTCTTTATTGAATAATTTGAAATCTTGTGTTGTTACATATAATGTTTTGTTGTCATTATTTGCGACGCTTAACCTTACTTCACAAGTATTTTTAATACTTTCAAACCTGGCATCATTAGGTTCATAAATAGGAATACAAGAAATACGATGTTTTATATATTCATTATTAAATTTAGTATTATTTTTTGTTATTTTAATTTTATTTGAATGGTGAGGAAATCCTCTAAAAACTAAACTTTCTATTTGGGTTAAAATAACACGCCTTAAAGCATTTACAACGGCAACATCTATATTTAATAATTCAAATGTAAGATTCTCTCCATCTGCCAAGTTTAATACTTGTTCATTACCAATGTCTGGATTTGTATCACGATTAGTATCACGATTCATCTTGTTATATATGATTGTAACATTTAAGTTAAAATCAATTTTATAATTATTATATTAAACATTTATGTGTTAAATTTATCTAAACAAATAAATTATAATAGTTTAAATGGCAAAACCTGAATTATACTTTAGTAAATATTGTAAACATTCTTCTAAAATTCTGGAAGAATTAAACCGTTTAGGAATGGGACAAAAGTTTAATTATATATGTATTGACAAACGAACCGTTAAACAAAATATTACTTATATTTTAAACCCTGATGGTTCTACATTTCCTTTACCTCCTATGATTAATCGTGTTCCTGTTTTACTTTTAAAACCTAACCACGAAATATTAAGTGGAGACCAAATTTTAGAATATATTAAACCACAAATGAAAAATATTAATGAAGAAAAGACAATGTTATTTAATGAACCAAATCCTTTTTCTTTAAAGTCTGACCCTGGAGGTGTAATGAGTGATAATTTTAGTTTTTTAGATACCCCAGTTAATGAAATGTCAGCACAAGGCAATGGAGGAATGAGACAAATGTATAATTATTCGGCATTAGATTCAAATCAAGAAATACCTACACAACTTGAATCTGATAAACAACCAAAATTAAATATGACATTAGAACAATTAGAACAAGAAAGGAAACTTATTTAAATATATTAAATTATAATTATTAATGTCTCCTATTGGTGATTTTAATAGACTCTATTTTGATTTTATTCAGTTTATTAAATTACATTTAGAAGATGACCCTAATTTTAAAACATTTTATAGAAAAAATATATTAATGAAAGAGGTAAATCCTAAATACTTTATTCATACTTGGAATGAGCGTATTACTAAATTGTATTATGAACAAATTAGCAAATTTAATATTGATTTTTTCTTGAATAAAGATTATACAAATGATGTAAAAGGAAATTCCGAATCCAATATGTTAATGGTTTATATAATTAAATTCAAAAAGGCATATGATACATTAGAAGATACAATTAAAAAAACCTTTGTGAACTTTATTGTAAATTTGACTCATTTGAGTTTTTTATATTACAAATAAAATCATATAAAAAAATATAAATTATAACAATAATGGACACTACTAATACTAATGATAATGAAACAAATAAGTTTGATAAAATTATTAATGAGTTTACCAATGACCTGCTTTTAACGTTTCCTGAACTAACACCTCTATTGGAATCGATTCATAATCAAAATACTTATGATTATTGTTGCGATATGTATCCTAAAATCTTTTTTGAAATTCTTTATGAGAATAATACTTTATTTGATAAGGAATGTTTTTTGTTACCTTCCATTGATTTTAGTCTTTTAATGAAAGAAAGTATTAGTGAAAAAACAAAAAAAACTATATGGAAATATTTACAATTAATATTATTTTGTGTTTTAGAAAAGGTAAATAAAAAATCATTTGGAGACACAAGTAAAATATTTGAAGGTGTTGAAGAAGAAGAATTACATAAAAAAATTGCTGAGACAATGGAAGAAATGAAAGGATTATTTACAAACATAGATACTGATAGTTCAGATGCTTCTTTTAACTTTATGGATCCCGATAAAATGAAAACTCATTTAGATGATTTAATGAATGGTAAAATTGGAACATTGGCAAAAGAAATTGCTGAAGAAGCAAGTAAGACAATTGGTAATGAAGAAGATTTTATGGCGAATGTTATGAAAAATCCTCAGAAAATTTTGTCTCTAGTGAAAAATATTGGAGGTAAATTAGAAGAAAAAATTAGTTCTGGTCAGGTTAAAGAAAGTGAACTTTTAGAAGAAGCCACTCAAATTATGGATAAAATTCAAGATATACCTGGACTAAAAGAAATGATGAGTAAAATGGGACTAAATGGCAAAATGGATTTTAAAGCAATGGCAAATAAAATGCAACAACATATGAAAGGAACTAAAACAAAGGAACGATTACAAAAAAAGAGAGATACAAATGTAAAAGCCAAGGAGGCTAACATTAAAGCGAAAGAAGCGAATGATATAAAGATTAGTCAAACCAAAGAAGATACATTTGTAGTTAAAATGGGAGAACCTCCTCAAAAATCAAATAAAAAAAAGAAGAAAAAGGAAAAGAAAGAAAAGAAGGAAAATGATGTTTCAAAGGGTTTAAATGATTCAAATGAAATCAAATGAATAAAATAATATTATATATTAAAATGGATTTTTGGATAAAGGACCCTACTATATTATTTAATAAAAAATATATTAGTCAAGTATGGCCTTATTCTTATTTATCTTATAATGAAAAACTTAATGCTACCACTCGTTTCATTATTTTATTATCCCTTTTAGGATTTTTATTATTAAACAAAGTTATTGTAATTGTTTTAGGTTTAATTGTTATTGGTGGTATCGTGTTATTACATATTCAAACAAACAAGGAAGGTTTTGGTTTTGGAATTCCTTATAAAATAACAGACCAACAAAAGATTGAAGAAAATAATCCTTTTAGTAATGTTTTAATGGATGATTATAAATATAATCCTAATAAAAAAGCAGCAGATATAAATTATTCTTCTGAAATAGAAGAAAAAATTAATACAAAAGTAAAGGATTTTGTTATACAAGAAAATATTGATAATAATGATATTTATAGTATGTTTAAGAATGAAGGAGACAAATTTTCATTTGAACAAAGTTTAAGACAATTTAATACAAATCCTTCTACAACTATACCTAATAAACAAGATGATTTTTTAAAATTTTGTTATGGTAAATTAACTTCTGAAAAACCATTAATTATATATTAAAGATTAATAATCTTTCATAATTTAATGATATATTAGAATTTACATTATATCATTTATTAAATTTATTATATTATTATAACACAATGAGCACAACTACAACTGTTGATTTTAATTTTGATAATTTGTCTAGAATGGAATATGACAATTCTACTTTTACTCAGCAAAATAAAATTAATATTAATCACGCAAACTATACTTTATTTAATCCTTATAATAATAATTGTAATGGAGGAATAAACTTTGCTACTCAACAACCTAATGTTTTTGTTAATGGCACTTATCAAGTAGGACCATTAGGTTGTAATATTAATGAAAGTAGTGAATTAGGTAAAGGTTTATTAACCAATCCTCATATTAAAATTAGTTTACACGAGCGGCCTTATAAAACGGTTCCTTATTTAGGAAAAGGAAATGTTGATGTAGGAAGAGAAAATGAAATGAGATTAGGAGATACATTTAAGGAAAAAAAAAGTGTATGCCGTATTAATGAAACACAATTTATTAACCTTAATAAATATCCTTTACAAGGCAAAGATAATATGACAGATACATCTAAATGTATTGAACAAGACGCAGTTTCTGGGTGGGTTAGAGGAGGAAGTGGAACTAGAGAAATGTATAAAAATGGTGAATACTGTAAGGATAAAAAATATTAAATATTTAATATTTTTATATATATTATGACCTCTACAAGAAATTCAAATACTCAAAATGATTATAATGTAGACAAGAGACAAAGTATCAATATTCAAAATTATATGTTATATAATGGTTATGCCAATTCATTCAACCCTTCTTTTTTTAGTATTGGTTCTAATCCTTCCTTTTATAGTGGACTTTTGTCTCAAAATAATATAGATATTGAAAGTAAATTAAGAGGAATTAATTCTACTAATTTAGAAGGTCCTTCTTTTTTTCCTTCACCTCAATTAAAGTCGGTTCCTGTAATATCTTATTTTGAAAGACCAAAAGTATTTATGCCTTTACCATTTAATCATTCAAAAGAACAAAGACCAAATTATTTAGGTTAATTATATATTATGATATATATATATGGTAACCCATAAAAAAAGAACAAAACGAACAAAATTATCAAAACGAAATGGAGGTTCAGGAAGAGGAAAAGGAACAGGAAAAGGAAAAGGGGGACCAGCAGCAGCATCAGCATCAGCCCCATTAGGCAAAGGAACAGGAAAAGGAAAAGGGGGACCAGCAGCAGCATCAGCAGCATCAGCATCAGCCCCATTAGGCAAAGGAACAGGAAAAGGAAAAGGAACAGGAAAAGGGGTACCAGCATCAGCAGCATCAGCATCAGCAGCATCAGCAGCATCAGCATCAGCCGCATTAGGCAAAGGGGGACCACCATTAGGATTCGGAACAGGAATAATCGGAACGGCAGGATTCGGAACAGCAGCAGCAGTATCAGGAAAAGGAAAAGGCAAAGGATCAGCATTAGAAGATACAAATAACAATAGGCAATTAAGCAAAACATATATCGGTGATGTCAATTATGGTTTATCAAATTTGTCACTGGATGATATAGCATCAACAACTTTTATAATACAACATATCATTGGTGGGAATAAGGCCGACCTTGCCGTTAAATTAAAAGAAGAAATGGAGTCAATTTATGATAAACAGAAACAAACTATAATAGTAGAACCAAATAAGGAAGGTGACATATACTTTAATTTTTATAGGATACCAAAAGTGATAAAAGGAAAAATGGATACAGAAGAAACATATGCTACAAGGGTCAAAAATTCGTTTGAACACGTAAGAGATATTCATACAGCTGAAGCGTTTCATTTATCTTTTCATATTGCACACCATCAAACATATTTAGCACCAATAGTTGCTAATATTAATGGTACCAGGCGATATAGAAAAAATACTAATATTGATACTTTACACGGTAAGGATTGGCAAGCAACTGGAATATTTAATTCTGGTATATTACATTTTATTAAACGACAAGAAGAAGGAATACCCCATCGAAAACCAAAACAGCCGGATTATATGTATCATCCTGTGGAAAATCATAGATATGGAGCAATATCTGTAAAATATACATCTTATAAATTTAAGAATAATAAATGTAAAATATGGGTTCCAACATTTTTTAATCCTCCCTCAATAAAATATAACACAGTTGTTAAAAGATGTATTATTCGTTTATTAAAGGTTATTAATTTATTTGTAAAAGATTATATTTTGTCTAATCTTGAAACTGAAATAACACAAAATATTATGAAGGTTCCAGTTCCTTTTCCTAGGTTTTTAAAATTAGAACAGGTAATTCCTGATTCAGGCGGACAATATCAGGATACTGAATACAAAATACCATATGAAGATCTAGGCAAACAAAAGGGATTTGAAATGGCCGCACAAATGGGTCCAGCTGCTTTGGCTCCAGCAGCTACAGCAGGATTGGTTCCAGCAGCTCCTTAATTTTAGTTCCAACTGCTAAGGCATGACTCCTTCTGGTTATTAGTGTTAAAGTAGACATAATTTAATAAAATATAATATTATTACATATTAAATGGCATTTACACGTTTTAAAGATGACCCTGACAGAGTAAATAAATATTTAGAAGAATCTACATTTACTGGCATTTATCATTTAAATACTCCTGGTAATGGTCTAAATAATCCTTATATTGATGATATTCACGTAAGATTACAAAAATGGGGAGCAAATTTACAAACAAATTCATTAAATGTAGAAAATGAATTGATTAATAATAATAGACCTTTAAATAGAGACACAATAGTATTTGGTCAAGTCAATTCTCAAATGTATCATTTTTCTACTAATACTTTTAATATTGATGAGACTAGAGCAAGTTTGCCAGCTTGGACTTTTAGAGACCAGGCAAATAAACAGGTTATGTTGCCTTTGAAACCATCCACCAAAATGGCAATGCCTTTTGAAAATAATCAACAATCCCGCACTTTAGAAAAAGATTATTATATTTCTAAATATTATTAAATATTATTAAATATTAAATTTATATGATTTTGAATATTTTTTAATAATTATATATTCCTGATGTAAATTAATCAAATCCTTTTTTGTTGATGTTGTTTCATAACAACATACAGAACCATGACCTTTATAACCAGTATATATTATAGAATCATATACAATATATAATTTTTTATAATGTATTTCCACATCACTTTTAGTTCCTTTATCATCCCATCCTAAATCTTCATTTGTTAATGTAGTATTAATTAGAGGACCGATATCTCTATCATTTTTACTTGTGAATTTTGCCATAGCATACACTCTTCCATATCCACCATCGCCGCTTATTAGAAACCATAATATGTCTCCTTCTTTAATATTTAGAAAAAATGTTTTATTTTTTTTTGAAACTGCCCACATTGAGAATTTTAAAGAATTTTTAAAATTTTATCCATTTCCTATTCTAAGAATATAATGATTCATTTTTTACAAAAATATTGATATTATTTTGTTTCAATTTTATTAATCTCTTATATATATTAATGGCACAAATTGCGATACCTCTTGTTATTGTGGGAGTATTATATTTAATATCGAATGATAAGAAAAATGAAGAATTTACAAATCCTTTAGAACTTGCTTCTATTTCAAAGGACCCTAACGGAGATAAATTGTTAAATGATGATAATACAGATTTTTATAATAATGTAGACCCTACATCCTTAGCAGTGAACAATGAAGGAAATTATTCCCAATATCAAGATAAATATTTATTAAAAAACAAAAAAAAAATGGAAGGGGGAGACAATACATTTAAATCTTTGTCTGGTAATACTATAACAAATAATGATTTAAACCATAATAACATGCAAATATTTTATAATAATAAGTCAAACGGAGCATCGTATACAAATGATAATCGTTTAGATAATCATTCTGGTTCTGGTTCTTTATCTATTGAAAAAAAAGAAATATCTTCTTTTTTTAAACCAGCACAATCTCAAAATGTGTATGGTTCTCAAAATCAAAGTGATTTTATGCAAAGTCGGGTTAATGAATCATTAAGACACGCAAATACTAAACCTTGGGCAGAAATTAAAGACTCTGCTGGAACATTAGGATTTAATTCATCTGTAGTTGATAGAGACAAATGGATGCCTAAAAAGGTGGATGAATTAAGAACAACAAATAATCCTAAATCCAATTATAATGTTAACTATCAACCTCCTGCTTATAAACCTAGCGCGGTTGATAGAAACTCAGACATACATAAAATAAATATGGTAAAGAAAAAACCTGATACTTATCATATGAATGTAGGTGTAGGAGGTATGGGACCAGCAATAGGCGAGTATAAACCTACTCAGTTTTCTGAACAAATGCTTACTGAAGAAAATAGAGAAGACACTAGTGTTTCGTATTTTGGTGCTAAAAGTGCTTCAGAGAATCAAACTTATGTTCAAGGACAAACAAATGAACCTCATAGAGTAGAATTACCTACAAATTCATTCACCAATTTAACTAGTAATAATATTTATCCTGTAAGTAACCAAAATTATGGTAAGGATTCTTATAAAGCAAATCAGGATAGAAGTGGAGCAGGTTATTTTGGTAATTTACAAGGAACATTTATGCAAAATATAGTTAATCCTTTAGTTAAAGGTTTAAAACATACTAAAAAATCTAATAATGAAAATTTAAACTTAACAAATCATTTAAATCTTTCTGGACCAATTCAACCAATGATTAATAATACGAAACATTTATCTGTAACGAATCGAGAAATGACAGGAGAGAAAGTTGGTATGAATTATTTAAATTTAGAGAGACAAACCCCAAATGGTTATATTAATTCTAATCCTTATTTACCTCATACTCAAAGAGAAAGCACCTCATCTAATCATATGGGCATTGCTACAAGTATGTTGCCAATGGGAAAATCATATGACGCAGAATATAATCAACGTAAATTTGAAAAACCAACTGTACAAAGAACTGCTGTAGGTAATATGAGTTTATTTAATGCTGAAACAAATGTAGCTATTACAGGAAGGGAAGCGTGTAATGTTAGAGGAACACCTATTTTTGTTCCTAATGCCACTCCTCATCACGGACAAATGGGTTCAAATACAATCCAACCACAAAAATATAATAATATAAATGACACTTATAACCATCCTGATATGCTTCAGGCATTTAAAAATAATCCTTATACTCAACCATTAAATAGTGTGGCGTAAATTTTATATTTATTATTATAATGGACCCAGTGTCAGTTTCAATAATTGTATTTATGAGTTGTTATGTATTAATGTACATATGTTGTATAATAACATATTATAAATGTGTAATAGTAATTAGGAATGAACTCGTTTAATTTTTTAAAAATTGATTAATATATAAATATACTTTTATATATTAATAAAATGGAAACACAAACGCAAGTTTTAACGAGGGTTCAGATGATTGCCCTTTGTAAAGAAAAAAAAATCAAAGGTTATAGTGGGAAAACAAAAAATGAATTGAAGGAAATGTTAAATGTAACAAATGTACCAAGTTTAACAAATGTACCAAGTTTAACAAATGTACCAAGTTTAACAAATGTATCAAGTTTAACAAATGTATCAAGTTTAACAAATGTACCAAGTTTAACAAATGTATCAGGTTTAACAAATATGATTTCAATCAAACGTCTTAATTATATTGGCTCAAAATTTCAATTGGTTGATTGGATATCATCATTAATGGTTGACAAAATAGGAACGTTAAAAGATAAACGTATAGGGGATTTATTTTCAGGAACAGGCATTGTCTCTTATCATATGAGACAAAATGGAGCAAACCTTGTTTCAAATGATACAGAATTATATAGTTCAATCATTACTTATGCTTTTGCTCGTTCTAGTTATACGTTGAAATGTAAAGAATTTATTGAAGAGTTATGTAAAGATTTAAATGATGATAAACATATTACATTTTGTGGTTATGTAACTACAAATTATAGCCCTTTAACAGGAGAACGCAAATTCTTTACGGTTGATAATGCCAGACGAATTGATTATGTTCGTAATAAATTAGAATTAAATAAGGAATCATTAACTAAAGATGAATACAATTTTATTCTTGCTTCCATTATAATTAGTGCGGATTCAATAAGCAATGTTCCTGCTGTTTATGGTTGTTATTTAAAAAATTTTAAAGATAAAGCAAACAAAAAAATGATTATTTTTCCTATTCACCAATTAAATGAAGAAAGTATATCAGTTATTTATAATGAAAGTGTATTAAGTGAAACAATACTTAATGAACGAATGGATGCGGTTTATTTAGACCCTCCTTATAATGAGAGGCAATATTCTAAAAATTATTTTCCTTTAAATATTATAGCAAAAACACCAGAACAACTCCTTAATGAACCTACATTAAAAGGAAAAACTGGCATTCCTACAGATTGTTTTATTTCATCCTTTTGTAAAAAAGGCGAAGTTATTGAATCATTTAACACGTTATTTAAAAATTTAAAAACAGAATGGTTATTCTTATCTTATAATAGTGAAGCATTAGTTTCTAAAGAAAAAATGATTGAAATAATGAGTAAATATGGGGAAGTATTTGTAGAAGAAACAGATTATAAAAGATTTAAATCTTTCAAATATAATAAGGATAAACCCATTAAAGAATATTTGTTTTGTTTAAAACTAAAACTATAAATAAAAATCAATATCAATGTTTAAAGATAATCAATATTAATAATTAATCTGAGAAAAATACATTACTTAATGGTTCATACAGATAAAAACATTCAGGTATAACACGAATGCCATAATTTCCATTTATTGTTTTAATATTTATTATTTTTAATTTTTCTGTAATATTATTTATACATAATTCTTTTATTTGTTTTGGAACATAACCAACAATTTTATTGTCGTTTAAAATAGATATTGCTGATGAATCATACTGATTTTGTTCTATTTTCATTATTAGTTCGGTTTCATAATTAATATTTAAACAATTATCTTTATAAAAACTTATTCCAGAAATTAAAAATGAGTTTTCTGGAAAAATAATTTTATTTCCATAATATTGATGATTATAATGACCGTAAATAGACATTTAAATATGTTTATTATTAACCTTTAATATAAACTATATAAAATTAAATACTACATTATTTCAACTGTATAATATTAAAATTATTTTTAAAAACAGATAATACATCTTCATACGACCATCTTATTGCCATATTTTTTCTTTTTGTATGAAACTGAATTTCAAGAATTGTAATATATTTGTCTCCTTGTTTTACTTTTAAACAAGATGAATTGTTCCATTCATTATACGATTTGGACCATTTATATTCATAATTAGACCAGACAATTGTTTCGGTTTGTTTTATATATCTAATTGTATTTTCTTTTTTATTGTAATAAAGTGTATCACAATCAAACGTAAAACCTTCAAATATAGGTAATATTGAAACAATATGTTCTTGTATATATTGTTTCAATTCATTGTTTGTATTATAAGGAATTTTAAGTATATCACAAAACTTTTGAGGAGTTGCTTGTCCTATTACTTGAGGAGCAACTTTTCCTTTACCTTTTTTAGTGCTCTTGGCGGATAAATGTTTTAAATCGAATAAATCACTTGTACTTGTACAATCACTTTTAATCGAAGTAAAATCATAACGTGAACCCTTTTGTGCCGTATGCTCACAAACAGGAAATAAAGAAGGAAGTTTAGTTAACATATTGCTTAATCGTTTTGCTTCCAACGTGTCATATTTAAAATTTCCTTTATATTCAGTATTATATGTTAAACATATTGCCATTTCAAAAATTTTACCAGTATCTTCTGTCAACATTTTATATGTTAGGTTTAGTTTTATATTTGTTTATCAATTTTATATAAATTTATTTACATCAAATAATTTATTACAATCATTATTAAACATTTTTTCTAATTTAATTAAATTTAAAATGTTTAAATTATTGAAATGTTTGAATTGTTTAAAATTATTTTGTTTCATATCAATTGTGCAACATAGTTCATTTATATTTATGTCTTTTGTATCAATCATTTCAATAAAATGAATACTCTCATATGATTTACATATTTCTATATCATTTATATTTGGTTTTTCACTTATAATTTGTATACCATAACTCATTATCTCATTTAATCTTACTCGTTCCAATATAGCATTTTCATAAAAATGTATATTTAAACATAATTTTGCTTTACTACATAATAGTTCTAAATCTTTACCATATGTATTATTTGCGATTAATATCTTATATTTTGTTAATTTATCTAATATATTTTTTCTTCTTTCATTTAAACAACCAATAAATATAATATCATACATTTTATTGGTATTTGTTGAAACATTTTGATTTATATTTATTACATTTGTTGCTGGAATATTCATTAATTTAATATCATAATCTACAAATAGTTTCATTGTATTTATATTTTGTTCTGAATAATCTATTATTAATGAAGAATTTTTATAAATTTTATTTAGAACATTCGTATCATATAATGATTGATAATGAATAGATAATTTATTATCTACATTTTGTTCCAATTGATAAATAATATATTTTTTAACTGATAAAATGTCTTTTGTAATAACCATAAATAAATAATAATGATTTGGATTTTCTTCATAATTTATCTTATCTATTATGTTACATTTCCATCCAATAGTTCTTAATTTATTCTGTAATATGTATGATATATAATTCATACATTGAACCCTTAAAATTGAAATAGATGGAACAGTTTGTTTTGTAATTGGTTTGTTATATATTATACTTTTCATTATACTATATAATTTGAAAAATATTTATATAATTTATTTTGAATTATATGCTCTATATTTTTTGGTAATTTGGCAGGGTCTCCATTAAATATTTCTTCACAATCTTTTATTACTATTAATTTTCCATTTTCTTCCATTTTTAAATGATATCTTTTTTTTACCATATTTGTTATTGGGTCATATTCTGTATTACATAAAAATGGTAAAGGTTTTGCTTTGATATAAAATGAACCAATTGCTTCATCTGGATTTAAAACTTCATTCAAATAATAACACCAAGGGTCATTTGGTAAATGATTAAAAAAACATTTACATTCAATCGTATTTTTTAATACTTGGTCGTAACTACTGTTATGTAAAACATATGTTATTTTTTCTGCTTTATTCGTATGAATATTACACGATTCTGTCATTTTAGGTTTATTTTTTCTTATAGAACATTCCATTGGTTTTAATAAATAAAATGCTGGGTCTATAATATAAAACTTGGATGAATTGACAGGAATACAAAGAGACACATGACATATGTTGTTTGTTCCTTCTACTCTAAATATGGATGGTACAGATGCTGGTATAATATAACTTTTCATACCATAATTATTTTTAAGATATTTTTGTATAAATAGAGACAAAGCAATACAATTTCCTGAATTATACGTCTGTAATGTATCTTCTGAACTAGTTAATTTATATAATAAATAAGGATATGTAGAAAAAGATATATTATTATAACATAAATGCATCGCTTCTTCTATTTGCCATTCTTTTATGTTTTGATTGGTTAATTGAATTGTATTTAATTTTAACATTAATATATATTATTATTATTTAAATAAAGAAAAATTTCATAATAATAATAACAGAATGATTGATTCATTTATGAAAGACCCTCATAATATTCCTCATATTTTGTTTTATGGTTCTTCGAATAGTGGAAAAAAATATAATTTGGAACGTTTATTAAATTCAATTTATACGAAAGAAACCAAAAAATTATATACAATGTATATTCATTGTTCTAAATGTAAAGGAATTAAAGTTATTAGAGATGAAATAAAAGATTTTGCCAAACAACAAATTAATCAAGTTCCTTTTAAAAGTATTATTATTTATGATGCCGAAAATTTAACGATTGACGCTCAATATTCTTTAAGACGTTGTATTGAGGTTTATAGTAAAAATACAAGATTTTTTATTATTACCCATAATAAAGATAAATTAATTAGTCCTATATGTTCTCGTTTCGTTCAAATTTATCATCCTCATAATTATGTTAAAAAAGAAGTTATAAATGTTGATTGTGAACATTTAAATGAAACAATGAATGAAACATTTATTCCTTTATCATTAGATAAAATATTATATTTGTCTCAAACATTATATGAAGAAGGAATATATGGATACATAATTTTGTCAAAATATAAAAGTCATAAAGATTATGTTTATATGAATTTTCATTATGAAAATATATGTAAAGAATTAAAAAATGAAAAATGGATTATATTTTATATATTATCTTTTTTTAATGGATTGATTAAGATATAAAATTGAAATCATAAATATAATTATAACAATTTGTAAATTTGTAAAAATGAGTGAAATAAAAAATGTGTATTAATCTTTTTTGTGTTCCTTTTTATTCATAATTTAAAAGTATAATTGTTGTATTTTTTTTTCAATAGTATAAAACCTTTCTATATCTCCACAATCTATATTGTTTTTGATACTTTTATAGATATATTTTCTTCATTGTCAAATTTATTATATTATTAAATCAATTTTATTGCGTTTTTATGTTAATAATCTTTTCAACCTATTTTTTAATGGATGATTATACGTCAAATATATTAAATGATTCAAAGAATGAATGGTCTATTTTATTAATCAATTACATTACACCTCATATTATGGATGGTTTTAAGGCGATTTTTAATGAATCCATAAAATTATGTGAATCAAATGATGAAATAGAAAAATATTTAATGACGTATCAAAATTTATTGTCTCGTATTCCCAAATGGAATCAAACAATTGTTTTAGCAGAACAAGAAAGAATTATTAAATTATGTAATTGTTCCTATTTAGAAGATTTAATTACTTGTGTTCATATTCTTCAACTAAAAATTTTAAGTTGTGTTCGTGTAGGTAATGAAAGCAAAAAAGTAAGTATTGATATTCCTGATATGACTACATTTATTCATCAAATTTATATTAATATCGCACGTAAGTTGTATTCTAATATTTATTTGTTTGAAATTGATGTTCCTCCTTTGGAACAACAAAGACGTAATCGAGAGTTTGAATTAATGGTTCAAACTTGTATTATGAATACAGTAAGAGACAAAATACCTGTTGAAACATTATTGCGTCAATATATTGATGAAACTCAAGAAATAGAAGTTACTAAAGTAGAAAAAGTAATGAATACTACAGCAAAACCAATGGACAATAATACAAATAATAATACTAATAATACTAATACAAATTCTAATAATAAATCATTTGATGAAATTAATGAATCATTCGATAATTCAGTTAAAATAAATACAGAAGCAAATTCTATACCTAATAAAAGTGAACCAATGAATATGAATACGAATATGAATACGAATATGAATGCGAATAAATTTAGTTTTAATGATTCAATAAAAACAGATGATATCTATGAAAGAAAACCAAGCATTTCATTCAATCCTGTTCCAAGTGTATTAGAAATAGAAGGTAATAATAATGATGATTCTATTAAAATAGGTGATGAATCAACCAATACTTCTATTTCTTTTGAAGAATTAGATAGCACTCCAATCAATTTAGATTTTGAAGAGTTGTAAGATTGGTTTCATAAGGTAAATCAAAAATCATATATTCAATACTATTATTTTTTGTGTCTTCATCAGTATACACACCTGATGTTATTTCTTTTAGACATGATAGTGTGACCTTAGCACAACCTTTATTTAAGAAACGTATGGTTTTGGTTTCACCATTATGATCATCTATTTCAAATTTTTTTCTATCTCTTAAGTATGTAACATCATAAAATGCGCCTAATACAAACCCTCTATTCTCACCTGTAATATTTGTTATTTGTATAATATATTTATTATTAGGTTTTAAATCTACATATGAGTATAAACTATTTTCGGCAAAGACGATGTTTGTTTTTATTGTTGGTGTGTGGTTTGATGTTTTTATTTGTTCTATTTCTTTTTTCATAAAAATTAATTTTACTGATTTTTTATTAAATATATTAAAAAGACTTTTTTTAAAAGATCTATTTAAAACTTGAATTAAATTTTCTGATGGGTTAAAAGGTATACCATTTATTGCTAGAAGAGTATACCCTACTGGAATTTGAAGATTGTCTGAATCGGTGACCTTATTTCCATCAATACGTATTTTTAATTTTACACCTTCATAGTAATCAATAGTAACCTTTGATGATGATGTTTGGTTGGCCCCCCCTTTTAACCGTCTTGTTTTTAACCGTCTTGTTTTTAACCGTCTTGTTTTTAAACATCTTGTTTTTAAACGTCTTGTTTTCCTAGGCATATTAATATATAATTATATAAATATATTATTATATTTAAATGAATATGGGCATTGATGTTAAAAGATTAATTAATGATTGTTATGTTGAAATTGTAGAAATTATATATCCTTCTTGTTTTGGAATATGTATTTTTTTGTTTGCTAATCATAAACACGGTTTAAATCAAAAAAATGATGAATTGTTTGATAAATCTTTTTCTATAGGAATTGGTCTTTATTTATCTACTTTTATATATAAAAATTATTCAAGACATAGATATATTGAAGATGAACCTGAATTAAATGAAGATGAATTAAATGAACCTGAATTAGATGAACATCAATAAATGTTAATAATTATATATTATATATGTGCTTTTCCGCAAATATTTCATTATCATTCGGTATTATCGGTGTGTTATCAAGTTTATATTTTTATAAAAAAAATATATATGCTTCTATTGGTATATTTTATTTTGCTCTTATGGAAATACTTCAATTTTTTCAATATAAAGTAATAAACCAATGTAATAATGATTATAACAAATTTTTGACAAACCTTGGTTACATTCATATATGTTTTCAACCATTGTTTTTTAATTTATGGTTGTTTGCGTTTATTAATAAACCAAATTTTACTTATTTATACTTGTCATTTTTTGCTGGTTTATTATTGATTAGTAGATTGTTCTTTGTTAAAGATAAAGAATTATGTGACAGCAATAATGAACCATTGTGTGGTAAAAAAACGTGTTCTTTTTCTGGCAAAAAACATATTGCTTGGAACGTAAGATTGCGAGCTGCTGGTAAATATTGGTTCACTCCAAGTTTAGGATTACATTTTTTTATGTGGGTTATGCCAGCATTAACAATTTTTCAATTAAAACCTATTTTGGCATTGATATTAACTGGACCATATTTAGGATTTTTAATAACAGATAACATACATGAACAACCTGCCGTATGGTGCTATACAGCGACGATGCAAATGTTATTATCATTCATTTTAATATGAATATGCGTTTATATTATATAATTTAACAATTTATATAATTTAATGGAAGAATACATTTATGTCTCTGTTTGTGTTGCTATTAGTTTTTTTGTTTTTAAATTTGTTCTAAATAAAATTAATAAAGAAGGAGACAAAAATAAAGATGTTATGAAAGATTCTATTTATGTTTGTTTGATTACTTTTATGGTAATTTTTGTTTATTCAAATTATTTTAAGAAAGGTTCAGGTAAAACTCCTGTATTTACAAACGAACCGGGATTTTAATTAGTTCATCAATATCATTATACTTTGATAAATCAATAAAAACTCTTGAATCAATATATTTACTAAAACAAGGATGGTCAAATTGTTTTTCGGGAGTATGATTATTTACTATTCTAGCAATCATTTTATATAATTTAAAATCAGGGTATCTCTCTTCTCCATTGTTTTTATATAAAACATTTACTCCATTATCATCATATAACCAAGAAATAATTAAATCATAAACAGGAACTTCTTTAAATTTATTGATTTGTTTAACATCATCAATGATAAAATCAATCATAGAACACGCTAATCGACATAAATCAAAACTTTTATTAGGATTTACAATATTTTTATTTTTATTAAAAAATGGTTCAAAATTATATTGAGTATGAGCAGTTCCGTTTACAGAAAAACTATCACTACAAATCAATTTATCATTCACTTTATAAATTGATCTACCAAAATCAATTATTTTGTATATTTTACCAAATGTAGGAATTATATATAAAACATCTTTAATTTTATAATATAAAAATGGTTCTTCTGTCGTTATATACATTATATTATTTGTATGTAAATCATTATGAGTAAAATCAAATACGTTTTGATATACATATAACATCAATACTACTTGAAACATTGCGCTTTCCAATTCTTCAATGGTTAGATTGTTTTTTTCTAATAACGAATCAAATGTTCCTTCACAATTTTCAATTGCTATAACTTGAGTAGGTATTTTTTTAACAACCAATATTAATTTTTCAATTTCATCCTTATCATTTGAATCTGATTCTGTTTCATAGTCTGTATCACTTCCACTTTTACTTTCACAATCACTACAACTATCATCTACTACAGCACTATCATCATCTGAATCTGTTTCATTTGCTGGTATATCTTCTACCAATTCTAAATCTTCTTTGTCTTCAATATTTTGTACTTGTTCTTGTACATTATCATCTTCTTGTTCTTGTACATTTTCATCTTGAACATTTTCATCTTGTACATTTAGGTCTAATTGTTCAAATTCTACATTAATATCATTATCACTTATTGTTATTGGTTTTTTCTTATTAAAAAAATCTCCTAAATTATCATCTTTAAAATGAAATAAATTGTTTAATTTCTCATTAAAATAATTTGAATCACATAAATATTCAAAATCATCTACAATGTCAATTTCACAATCTTTTGACATACATAAATAACTATCATAAAATTTTAATCCGTGAGCAAAACCTTTATCTAATAAATTTGATGTAAGATAATAGAAAAATGCGTCTACATAAGCATAATTATGATGGGAATTAATATATTCTTCAAATAATGTTTTTGTATCATTGTTTTTATCCTTATTTGGTAATAAATATACATCATCACTTTTATATTTTCCTATCAAAAACTTAACATAATCTACTAATGTTATATATTTTTTAAAACATTCATTTTTGTTTCCACTCGTATCAATTATTTCATATTTATTATATGAAATTCTATTTTCATACGTTGCTACCCTACTTGTTAAGGTAATACCTAATTCCTCGTGTAATGGGTTATATTTGGTATATTCTTCATTCTCATAAGGCATCATTTAAGTTAAAATTATAAAAAACTTGCTAAAAATAAACTCACATATATTTTAATATATTTTATATTTTTAATATTTTTTTTTGCGTTATAATGAATAAATATGTTATTTAGTAATATACTATATGACTCTTGAATTAAAAAAATTTGATATGAAACGTATAACATTTTTAAAAGATGAAAATAAAGGTCCTGTTGTTGTTTTAATTGGTAGGAGAGATACTGGTAAAAGTTTTTTAGTTAGAGATTTACTTTATCATCATCGAGATATACCTATTGGTACTGTAATCTCAGGAACAGAAGCTGGTAATGGGTTTTATGCTGCTCACGTGCCTAAATTATTTATTCACGACGAATATAGCACAGGAATTATTGAAAATATTTTAAAGAGACAAAAAACTGTTATTAAGGAAGTTAATAAACAAATTTTAATGTATAAAACTAGTAAAATTGACCCTCGCGCTTTTGTAATCTTAGATGATTGCCTTTATGATAATAGTTGGACTAAAGATAAGATGATGAGACTCCTATTTATGAACGGTAGACATTGGAAGGTATTTTTGATCATTACAATGCAGTATCCATTGGGAATCCCTCCCAACTTAAGAACTAACATTGACTATGTATTCATTTTGAGAGAGCCGTATATCGCAAATAGAAAAAGGATTTATGAGAATTACGCAGGGATGTTCCCTACGTTTGAATCATTTTGTCAAGTTATGGACCAATGTACTGAAAATTATGAATGTCTTGTTATTGATAACAATGTAAAATCAAACAAATTAAGTGAACAAATCTTCTGGTACAAGGCAGATTCAACAATTCGCCACGATTTTAAGTTAGGTTCAAAGGAATTTTGGGAAATGTCCAAGTCAATTAAAGATGACGAAGATGACGCGCCTTATAATCCTGAACAATTCAGGAAAATGGGACAAAAAATAAATGTAAGAAAAACAAAATGGTGAAAAGGAGGTCGTATTAAAATATAGATAGTTTTTAGGTTTAAAGACATTCTATATTTTAATATACGAATGGCTATCACTCTTAAAAGAGTCTTTATCTACGAAAAAATCAATATTGAATTAAATTTTTATGGAACAAAAGAAAATATAATATTTAAAGCAGGAGATATTTTTGGAATATTAAATATAAGTAACATACGACAACAATTAGTATATTTTGATGATACAGAAAAAGTTTTGTCAACATATAGTACGAATGGTGGCAAACAAAAAGTTTTGTTTCTAACAATAAAAGGTTTAATAAAAATTATTGCAAAAAATAAAAAACCAATCGGCATTGAATTATGCTCTTGGATAAAAAACGTAATACAAGAAATAAATAGTATTTCATATACAGAACTAGAACAATTACAAAATACAATGAATAAACCCGAAATTATAGAAAAACAAGAAAAAGTTAATTCAAAAGATGAAATAATTAATTGTGTTATTAAACCAAAAAAGAAGGAAAAAATGTCACCTTTTGATGAAATAATGAAACAAGAAGAGATTCAATATATTTATATATATAACACTGATACAAGAAAAGATGTTCCCGAATTAAAAATAGGATATACCAAAAATATAAAACAAAGATTAACAAGTTATACTATAGTATGCACCCACGGAAAATGTGAATTATGCGAATCAGTCCCATATGTAGATATTAAAACAGTTGAGAATTATATACATACTATGCTTTATAAATATAAAATAAAAAGTGAAGTATTCCAATTAAATATTGAAAAAGCAAAACTAATTATAATGAACGTTATTAATTTAATTAGGATAGTTGCGATGGATGATGATTCTATAATGGATATGAAATTATCAAAAATATATGAAGAACATTGTAGATTATCGAACCAACCTAAAACCA